GGCAGGTTCAGGAGTCTAATCGCCGCGCATCACGCGGTGAAAAGCGCGTTATTCCCGCCGGTGGCCTTGCTCCAACTGAGTCTGAAAACTTCAAGCCTGGCATTCCTAACCCCGGCGACATCCAGGGTTATAGACTGCAGCAGAATGCGGCATCTACCATGCGGTACGAGGAGCTTGTGCGACTGGCGCAGCAGCGACGTGTGGCCAACATGCCTGAGCCTCCACCCGACCCAGCAGTCGTTGCACGCGGCCGAGTTGCGGGTAGGCCTCGACGCGTAGCTGAGAGTCTTCTTGTTAGGATGATGGGACGCTGATGAAGAAGATTCCCAACACCCACCTGGTCCCAGTCGTTTCGGGTATCCCTACTTTCTACAGGGCGGATACCGTAGCCAAGGCGTTGGAGAAGGCGCAGTTCACGGTCGAAGAGGAGATCGCCACACTAATTCGACACTTTCGTGACGTGGACCCCGGCGTGTCGCTGAGGGCTCATGCTAGACTTCGCGCAGTGCTACGCGAGACGGCGATGGCCTCGGGCCTTCTCGCACTCCAGGAAATCCGAGGCACACAAGAAAGCGACGGCAAAAAGGTAGAGGTCTCGCTGACCGCCTCCCGCATGCTGGATCGCATCCAAGAGGAACTCCCCGATGTCACCACAGAAGATTACCCCAGTCACGCAAGCACCTATCTCCCCTCGGGTGAAGGAAGCCGATCCTACGTTGATTCCGTGGAAGGAACAGCTTCTGGCGATGGGGCCACTGGGGATGGCACGAGCGGGCGGACAGATCCTGTTTGACCTGGCCTTCAAGGACCCCTACGAACTGGTCGGCACCCCCGACATCCTCGGCAACGAACTGAAGTCCCGACTGATCCCCGATGGAGAGCTCTCGCCTTGGGCAATCAATTCGCTAAAGGTTCTGCGAGTTCACAGCATGGTTGGCGTGGACCCACTCCTGAGCACTGCGGTGCTTTGCCGACTGGCCACTCTCGACCTCGTCATGGGGGGACGATTCAAGCATGGATCTCAAGCGAATTGAAGGCAGGCCCAAGAACCTGCTTCATCCGCTTCCTTCTGATTATGCTGATCTTACTCCAGAAGGCCAGCGACTTGCTCGTCTGAATGCCGCACGCCAATGGCTCCTTCCGACCGAGGACCTGAAGCAGAAGGCACTGGACTTCATTGCGTCGCTGAACTTTTTCGAGAAGTACTATCTATGGCCGGACGAAGCGGCCGACTTCAATCCGTTGTTCTTCGACGACATGCCGGTGGCCACGCCACTCGGTCACTACTCGATCTACAAGGAATGGGCCACAAGCAAGTCCTCTTTGGTGGTGGCCCCACGCGGCTTTGCGAAGAGCAGTTGCATCCGCAAGTCAATGCTGATGCAGCTCCTGACCAGGCCTGCCAATTCATTTATCTATGCGACGAGCTCGCACGACAACGCGCAGCAAACCGCACAGATCGTCAAGAGCCAGCTGACTGACAACAAGCGCATCTTCGACGACTTCTCTCCTGACTTTCCTGACGAGCGCATCGTCCCTCGACGCGGCGAAGCCTCCTTCGGTCTTGAGATGATGTACCTCAAGAACGGTTCCTGGCTCCGGGCCATCTCCGCATCCAGCAAGCAGCGCGGTGGTCGACCCCGCTGCTACATCTTGGATGACCCGGAGTACGACGCCAAGGCCTCCACCTCGATGAGCGTTCTCCGCGACTACGTGGAGACCCTGCTCTTCAAGATCATTCTTCCAATGCTCATGCGACCGGACACCTCCGTCCGGTGGCTAGCCACCTTCGTGAGCCGCCGTCACTACGCATGGCATGCCATGCAGACCGAGCAGACCGCCTCCGGCCTCCGTGCTCAGGACCCCCGCTTCGAGTTCTGGAGCCGCATGCTTCTGGACGCCGAGTACGAGAAGAACGGCATCATGCACTCCTGCTGGCCTGAGATGTGGCCCCTCAACCGGGAAGCCAAGCGCCTCAACCCAAAGCTCAAGAACCAGCTCTCCCTTGAGGAAATCAAGGAACGCCTTGGTTCCTCCGTCTACCTGGCCGAGTACCGTGGTAGGCCGGGCGAGAGCGGCGAGAACTTCTTCCCCTTGATGACCCGCGACAAGCACGGGTGGTGGCTGGAAAACGTGGATGTGGACATGGCCTCCCAGCCCTACAACTCCCAGACCAGCATCTGTTGGGACTCGGCGGGCATCCAGAAGAGCCGACCGATCCGCGAGTTCCTGCAGGAGTCGCGGCTGTTCATGTCCATCGACACGTCCTTTACCCATGGCACAGACTCGGATTACAAGGTGTGCACCGTCATGGCGGCCACCTCCGACAACTGCCTGTTTGTCCTGGACATGTGGGCGGGCAAAACCCCCGAGAATGAGCTGATTCGCCAGGTTTTCCGCATGGCCGACAAGTGGCGTGTGCCCACCATTCACCCCGAGGTGATCCGTGAATCGGCCTCTCTCTACCAACAGTTGGAGTCGCTCGTCAGGCAGCGCGCCACCGAGATGACCGGCACCACCCACCTCCCCCGAGTTGTTCCCCTGCGTGTGGGCATGATGCAGAAGGAAGGCAAGATCAGCACCCTGATGTTCCGGTTCGAGCACGGCCTCATCAAGATGCCCCTCTGGCAACGCATGGAAAAGCCTTGGCGGGACCTCTTCGACCAGATCGAGCAGTTCAACCCTGAAGCCAAGAACGGCGGCCTTTCTCACGATGACCACATCGACACCGTCTCGATGAGCACCATCATCATGCGGTTCCGCATCCCCAAAGTGGGGGGATCAGACGACGATCAGACGTCCTCCATGGATCTTTTGCGCAAGGGCACCCTGCTGGACCCCAACGGCATCCCAATCCTTGCTAGTCTTGATTTCAACCGGATTAGCCCGGATGATGTGCAACACCTCTTGGTAAACAAGGAATCCGATGGAAGCTCCCGAGTCTGAACAGCGCGACGCCAAGATGACCTACGTCACCATCCCGTACTTCCTGTACGAAGCGATGGCCCGCCTCTACTACACGCGGGGTCTTCAGCATCAAGACTTCGGTCCAGCCCCGGTTCGTCCGGTCGCATCTGAAGAACCCCGCACTGAATTTACCGGCAAGTTCGAAATCTCTGATGATGAAATCCCAACCGAGTGGATTCCGCTCGGAGTAGCAAGGAAACCTGACAGTGCCAGCACAAACGATCAGTCTGCCTAAGGATCCCCGTGACCTCGCTCGACTGCTCCGAATGCACTCGGAGCGTGAGCGTTCGCGTTACTCCTACCGCCGCGCGGTGTGGATGCTGGCTTGGCACTACCTGAACGGTGCTCGTCGCTTCGACGTCTTTGATCCGTACAACGGTCGAGTGTCCCCCCACTACCTCGATAAGGACGGCAATGTGGAGTTCCAGTCGCAGGAGCTCCTGTCGATGATTGACCGGACCGTGGCGCGCATCGCGTCGATGGACCTGCGTCCCAAGGTGATGCGTCAGGGCAGCAGTCTGCGCATGATCCGCGAGCGTTCGTCTGCGCAGGTGGTGGCTGATTCGCTGGTTGCTGAGAACCATCTGTCGCAGGTGGTCAGCGACTTTGCGCACAACTTCGTGACCCTCGGCTGCTGCGGCATTCAGGGCCACCTGGTCGATGTGCCTACCGTGGGTCTGACTGCAGACCTTGAGGTGGTGCACCCCCGCGAGGTGTTCCCCTTCCCCGCCCTGCACCAAGACTTTGGCAAGAAGCAGGGTCTGATGCGTCAGCGCGTCATGCCCGTTGAGTTCTTGGAGGAGCGCTTCGGCAAGTCGTTTATCAGGAAGAACCTGGACAAGATGGAGTACTGGGCAACCGATCCAGGCGACATCATTCAAGATCCCGGTCTGGATGAACCGGGTGATGCGGTTCGCAATCCGTTTGACGGACGAGCCATTGCTTCGGGTCTGTCTGCAGGTTCCAACCTGATTAGTACTAAGGTGGCTCGCGTGCGTGAGCTGTGGCTCGATGGCCCGCGTGGTACCTGTGCTCGTTATGTGGTGACGTGCGGCGAAGTGGTTCTCTCTGACGAGGACTATTCGGATCGCACCGTCTACTGTCCGCTGGGTTGGGCACGCTTCATGGATACCGGCACCTTCTACGGGGCTGGCATGTTCGACCTGCTGTTCGGCATCTCGCGCGAAGCCGAGAAGCTGATGAAGAGCCTGTTCAACAACATCCGTGACATCGACAAGTACGGCATCCTTGTGCTTCCCGCTGGTGCGTTCAACGAGCGCACCACCCTGCGCGAAGTGGGCAAGGGCCTGCGAGTCGTGGCGTACCAGCCCGATCCTCTGAACGAGAAGTTCAGCCCGATGACCATCTCTCCCCAGACGGCTGGCGATGTGCCTGGCAAGGTGGCCCAGTTTGCGCGCGAGGTGATGCACGCAATCAGCCCCATCCAGGACCTCATTCAGGAGAAGGGTCGCGTCGACTCGGCGACTGGTCTGCAGTTCCTTGACGAGCAGATCACTCGTGCAATGACCAATCCTTCGATTGGCATTCAGCGTGCCTTCGGTGACATGTACCGCTCCATCGTGAGCAGTGCAGTCAGCGATCTGGTCAAGTACCCGAAGCCCATTCCGGTCACCAATCTGACCATGGACCTGGCTGGCGCAGTCATTGACCTGGATCAGGGCAGCGTCTCCTTTGACAAGAACCCGATTCCGCACGTCGGACATCTGACGTTCGGCGTTCGCCAGGTCAGTCCGCGAAGTGAGGTTGCTCGCAAGGAAGAGGCGATGGGCCTCCTGCGCGCCGGTCTTATGGACCCCGACTCGTTCAAGCTCTTCAGTCTGAAGGAAGGCTTGGACTTCGCTATGTGGATCGAGGAGGAACGAGCCGCATACGAGACGGGCGTCCAGAACATCCTGATCCTCTACGGCAACGGATCTGACCCCGGTCAGGTCATCCTTACCCAGCACAACTCTCGACCCGACATCCAGCTTCGTCTGCTGTCGGCATTCATGTCGAGCCCAACCATGACGGTAGCGTCGCCCGAAGTGCAGAACGCCTTCGCTGACTACCGCCAGTCACTGATGCAGTTCATGGGGGCAACTTTGCCCCCGCAGGTCCCCTCGCCCGAGATGGCCATGGGAGCCATGGGACCTCAAGCGCAAGCAGGACAAGGCATGCCGGGCATGCCCCCAATGCCAGGAAGGTAAGACATGTCTGACGAACAGAACCCACAAGAGACCCCCAGCAGTAACACGATTGACCTCGACGCGAAGGTCCTTCTTGGGGGGACCGAAGTGAATGTGCGAGATCTCGCCACCGCGCGCGAGGAACTTGCAAAGGCCCGCGAGGAGATGGACCAACTGTCCAAGTTCCGCGAGGCTGCACTGACCGTGATGCGGCAGGACGTTCCTGCTGACATGAAGACGGAGGCTGCTCGCCAGCTCCTCCGTGACTCCGGTTTCCCGGAGGACGAGATTGATCGACAGGTTGGCGCTTGGGCCCAAGGTGGCCAGGAGGAATACGAGATGGTTGACGAGAACGAAGACCCCGAAGTGGGGGGACAGTCCGATGAGGATGATGATGCTGATGTGGATCTGGTTGCGCAGTCCATCTTGGATGCGCAGAACCGTGCGGCCATTGCTGAGGAAGAAGTTCGCCGCATCAAGGCTGAACGTCTCGGCACCCACATGAATGACCAGATCACCGGTGCCATTGACTCGGTCGATGATGGTCGTACACTGTTGAGTAAGCTCCGCGAACTGAACGGCGATGAAGCCGCCAAAAACGCTCGGG